CGGTAATGCGATAACCGTCCTCCGGGGTCAGCGTGTAGCTGGCTTGGCCGGCGACCACGTTGATAGCTGGCAGCACATAGGTGTAGGCCTTGGTTCGCTCACAGAAGGTGATGCAGGCCTCGAGGATCTTCTGCTTGACCAGATCGGTGCCCGCGCCGGGCGCTTCGATCATCACGAAGTCGAGAAAGTCAGTCAGTGCGGCCATTAGCTCACCAGTCGGTCAAGGAAGAACTTGTACGTGGCTTCGCTGCGGCCGGTCTCGACGGCCTCATCGTCCTTGAGTTCGCATCGGAAGATGATGTAATCCTCCACCGCGCGGCGGTATCGCGCCTCAATGGGGAACGCGCCGTCCAGCGTCAGTGAGCTGCTGTCGAAGGTCGCGAGTTGCGAGATAAACAGATCGGGCCGCACCATGAAAACCGTATCGAGCGCTTCCTGGGCCGCGCGCAAGGCTTCCGCGTCATCCCAGCGCACCTTATCGTCGTCGTTGAGCGTGTCGCGCGCGCGGTCGACGACGTTCTGCATCGTGACTGCCATCAGTCGCGATACCGCTGCATACCCGTTTTGATGGCCATGCGCTTCTGAATATCGCTACGGATGTGGTCATCCGTCTCCTTGTCGCCGTAGCGCATACCAAAGCGCCGCATGGCGTGCTGACGAAGCTGGGCACTGTTCATTTTTTTGAGATCGACATAGGGCGAGCCGACCATGCCGTCGTCTTCATCCATGTCCGGCTCGTTCTTATCGCCATCGGTATCCTTGCCGTAGCGCGAGCGCGGCGCTTCCTGTTTTTCGTTCAGCGCCTGATTGGCGCGCGCCTTACCGGACTTCGGCGACGACATCGAGACCTCCATATCCTCCTGCTCGTTCATCGCCTTTTTGCCAGTCTTGCTGTCGTACTGTTGCGTGTCGTGCGGCTTGGTCGGATTGGCCGGCACCAGATGCGAAATCGACGGCTGAATAGTCGTCGACGGATCGTTGCTCGGCGGCGCAGCGGCGCCATCGCGCGAGGCTTTGCCGCCAGCTTTGCCGCCCGTCGCCTCTATGCGGGGAGACATCGGGCTCTGCGGGGAAACATTGGACTGTGCCATCGAAAACTCCTTGGAATAAAGAAGCGGGCTGAGTGACCCCAGCCCGCTCGATACTCGGCGTTACTTGATGCCGAGATTTCGGCAGATCGCCGACATGCGAAGCTTGACCGACGCCCAGGTCGCCGCAACGGCGGTCAGGGTGATGATCAAGTCGATGTCGAGGTCTACTCGAAGCGCACCGTTGGCACCGCTCTTGAAGTCCGCCCAGGTCACCGCGGGTGCGCGGAGAATGGTCGAACCAGAAGCGATGAAATAGTCATCCACCGCTGCCGGCGAACTGCCGACTGGGGTGTAGCCCACTTTGCATGCCAAGGTCGGCGAACCGTTGGTATCAAAGTCGCCGTTGATGATACACAACTGTTCAATCTCCACACCCGCAGGGATGCGCATGATCTTCCAAATGTCACCGGAGTTGTTGTTGGAGGTTGGGGTGAAGAGGCCACTATCAAAGATGGTCGCTTCACCGTATGCACCGACGTGACGACTGCGAGTCGTCAGGTCAGTCGCCAAGGTGGTCACTACTGTCATATCAGTTCTCCTTGCCTACCCGGCGTTAAACAGCGCCCTTGCTGACCACATCGATGACGAACACGCCATGATCTGTCAGGGTCGGGGTACCGTTGCTGTCGGGGGGGCTGAAACGGAGCTTGGCCTTGCCGCCCATCATTTCTGCGGCGATCTCAAGGTTGCGCTCGAAGTTGTACCAGTGCTCCAACCAGCCGTAGTAGTAGTCGGTGGTCTGGTTGCGGCCGTACACGTTGCCGAGCGCTTGCGCACCCAGGAGCATCGTGCGTTCGACGCAATAGCCCGCGACCGACGGCATGGTGGTCGTGTTGCTTTCCTGGCCGGTGGTGTCGGTGGAAGCGTTGGTTTTGGTGGTGCTGGCACCATCGGCTGCCCAGCGGATTGAGTAATCCACCTTCTTGACGAGGATGTTGTTCCAGATCCCGACTTCACCCTTGAACAGCGGGTGCTTGCTGCCCCACGACGCGCGGTTCCACGCGTTCTGCTGGAAGGTGCGCAGGTTCAGGTTCGCCGTGTTGGCGATGAGATCCTGATACACGCGCGGGCTGACCAGCCACACGTAGAGCGGTTCGTCTTCGGCCGCCGGATCGTCGTCGATCTTGATCGGCTGCGGACGGAACGCCAGGTCATCGATCACACGACGCATGTAGTCGATGTGCTCGAGCTTGAAGGTGCACGAACTGGTCAGGCTGCTGATATTCGAGCCGCCCTGCACCAGATTGAGCTGCGAACCCGACGGGTCGACCACGTAGTGCCGGTTGTAAGTCGGCGCCTTGACGGTGTTGACCATGATGTCCGAGAAGTCGGTATCAGTGTCGAGCGGGATGGCCCAGGTGTAATCGCTCTGCTGGCCGCGGGCACCGGCCAGGTGCACGAGGATGGCCTGTGATTCCATGCGCGGCATGTAGCCGCCGAGATTCGCCATGGCGAGCTGGCGAAGCGAATGCTTCGTGCGCTGCTGGCTCATCTTGCCGCCGGAATCGACGACCTTGGTGACGAGGTCGATGCGGATGTCCATCGAGGAAGTGGTGAGCTTTTCGCCCTTACCTTCCGCGTTGCGGTCACCCACAATCGGCTTGCCACCGATGATGTCCACGCAATCGACCGAGATGGTGTCGCCGGCCGTCTTCGACAGATCGGTAACACGCACCACCGGCATCGACGGCGCAGTCTGGTTTTTCAGCTTGCGCTGGGCGTCGGCAATCTGCGGCGCGGGGCCGGTCAGGTTGCGCATGATCGAAGGGTTACGCAGCGACTGCGCGAAAAGCGCGACGCTGTATTCCTTCACCGCTAGGGACGAGCCCTGCGGTACTGAGGTCTGAGACATTTAAGCTCTCCTAGAAACGCAAAAACCGCCCGAAGGCGGTTGGTTTTTGGTAGGAGGCACTGAGGCTCGGCGTTAGCCGACTCTCGACAGCATCAACCCGATTTGGTCGGGCGTCATGTTGGCCATCTGTGCTTCAAGCTGAGTGACCGATAGGTTGCTCAGCTCATTGGGCGCAGGCGACTCGCCAGACGGGATGTGTGAGAGAGATTTCGGCACGAATTTGTCTGCGGCTTTGAGAGCGGCAGTCACACGTGCATCTGCATCAGCGTCCTCCGTGGCGGAGGTGGATTGCTTGGGTTGTGCTTCGGGCTTTTTGGCGTCTGGCTTATCGACCAGCGTGTACTGGACGGCCTTCGCGAATCGCTCCGCATACGGTTTTCCGGCCCACTTCGGATCGGACATCAGCTTCTGATCGTGCTCATAAGCGAGGTTCCAGGCTTCGACATCACCCCCATTGGCCCATGCCGACAGGTAGGAGTTCGCGTCGACGGCGTCTTGCACCAACTGCTCTTCGGTCTTCACGCGCTCGCGCTGCACCTGGTTGGTGACGCGCGCGGTATCTTCGAGGCGCTTGTTGAGCGCGCCGATCTGCGTTTCAAACCGCGAAACAATGGTACGAACGGCCTTCCCAAATTCAGGGAAGTCCTCTTCCATAGACGTGGCGATAACTTCGAGTTCGTCGGCTTGCGCCTGCGCACCCTCAATCTCCGCCTCGATAACCTCGCCGGGTTTCGGTACTTCTACCGCGCCCGGCTTGGCGCTTTCGAGTTCACGTAGCTTAGTAAGGGCGTCATTCAGCTGATCCTTGGTAGAAGCCAGCTCGTGACGGGTGCCTTCCAGCACGCCATACGGGATGGTGCCCGTGTTGCTCCGGTTCGCTATCGGAAGCCGCTGCTCGGTCGTGGTATCCACAGCGCCGGACGTATTCGCGCCTTGTTCGTCCTGTTCAGTGGTGTCACTCGAAGCAGATGTACTGGTCGCGTCTGCGTCGATGTCCGGTAGTTCCAAGAACTTCGCGAATTCCGGGGAATTGAAGTCGAGGGTTGCCGGGTCGAGAAAGACGTTTTCAGCCGTTGCACTCATGCAATCACTCCTGGCCCGCTTTTCAGCAGGCATGAAAAACCGCCCTCTAGGCGGTTGTGTTTTGCTCAGATGCGCTCTGAACGGGCGAGGGTTTCAGGAGATCCGCTCTCCTGGGGCGAAACTGATTAGGGGCGGCGCGTGCGAGTTGGCGCTGCGTCTCCGCTAGTTGATTCCCATACGCCTATTGAAGGCGGGTGGAGGAAAGCGCGGTTGCCTGCATCCTGGACATTACCGATGGCAATATCTTTGCCGGCACGACGAAGAGTTGAGCTGGAAGTCAGCTTGAATCCTTTAACTTCGGTTGGGCTAGTGCCGCCGACGAATGATGGATCTTGAACAGCACTGCCCACCCCTTGCCCGCTCGCCGCAGCCCACGAGGCCACCGTTGTATGAGGCGTCCCCACGCGCATGTAGAGATTCGCTGGCGTGTTGTAGAAGATATTGCTGCCCTCAATAACCGACCCAGTGGTACTGTTTTGGTCGATAACTCCGCTCCATGTGGCGCTGTCTGTTCCAGAGTTAAGTTCTAGGTTTGCGAAAATGTTATTGAAAATATAGGCCGTAATGCCTGCCGAGCTTGTTTCTGCCCGTAACGCGGCGACCGACGAACTCCCGGTGAACAGGTTGCCGATCACATATCGCGTGGATGTAGCCGGCGAAGTGGACAGCCGCAATTGAGCCTTGGTGCTGGAAGTGGTAAACATCCGCGTGCCACGAAACGTATTCCCACTTATAACAGCGCGGCTCGTGTCGTCTATGGTTGCGTTGTAGCGATGGTTGAGCAGGAAGTCATTTCCATCAATTGTCGCTGTCACGTCCATGGTGAAAGACGTTCCGATTAATATCCCTGAACCTCGATCAACTGTTCCTGTTTCTCCTGCGTAGGGCGCGCGAGTCGGGCCATTCCCCCAAAATTTATTACCCCTGATAGTGACGTTCGATACTGTCCCGCCTAAATACCCGATACCAAAACCATCACAATCTGCTGACCAGTTAATCGTTAGGCTGTTATAGACAGGTCCATTTCCATTGTTTTGAACGAGACAATCTTTGACGGTTGTGTTGGAGTCAGTGCGCTGCACCCATAGCTGCCCGCCCGAGGTATAAGTGCCCATGGCGCTCGTATCAGTGGCTATAGTGAAGTTGGTCCCATCGACAACCGTCACTGTGCGCTCAATAGAACTGCTATTGATGCCGGTCATGCCAGACACGCCCTGAATAATTACCTTCTCGCCGTTAGAAAGCCCATGCGCCGCAAGGGTTGTGATCTTCCCGCCTGGCGTGGTGCCGGCTACGTTCGTGATGGCAGATATGAAAACGAATGATGTCCCAGTGGACATTTCGCGCTGCCCACCGAGATTGATCCCGCCACCGTAATTGTCGTGTATATAGCAGCTAGATCCAGAAATGCTGAGGTCCGTATTGTTCTGGATCTTGATCCCGATATTGCCTTCATAGACAACGGGGTCGGTGACGATACAGCTAGTGCAGTTCTGGATGAACAGACCGCCGAGTTCCAGCACGTTTGTTCTGTACCCTCGAATTTTAGGGCTCGTCAGAGTCACGTAACTCTTGCCGTCAACAACGAATCCACCTAGAGAATTTATCTCAGAGGTTTGCGACTGAATGTTGACGCGCATGTTTGTTGACAACGTGCCCTTGTAATAAAGGGTTTTCGGGTAGCCATCGAGCGCTGTCGTGGTAGACGCAAATTGTCCTGTTGAGATAACCGCCGTGATGCCTGCATCGTCTTGAGTGGCCGGGATTGGGTTGGCGAACGGCACCTCGATACCACCGACCCACATTTTATACGGCCCAACACCAACGCCCTTTTTCCAAAGGTCGCCGCTTACATTGCGCCATCCGCCTGAACCGTTAGTTGCTTGTCCAAACGGCGTGGTTGTGGCAGTCGTGTACAGCCCTGATACGTTGGCACTACGCCAGAAAATAGCATCGCTGAGATCGTAGGTAACGCGAGATACGTTAGACGCGCCAGAAACCCAGGCATAACCGTTCTCGTCATAGAAGGTTCCGTGCGCGTAAACCGTATCACCAGCCGTTACAACACCGGCAGCGGCGGCAGCAGAGAAACCGATATAGCAATTAGCCTGGCTACTTCCGTTTCCACTGCCGTAGGTAAGCGCTATACCGAACTCATCGACGCGC